CTCCTCCAGCCGCTTACCTAAGGCGACACGTAAACCCCTTGTCAGGGGCTGCAGACCAAAGCGCTACGAAGTAGCGCTTCGCCAATGGTACTTCTCAGTAATGAGAAGCTTTGATCCATCGTTATCAGACACCTGCCCGCGAGGGTCGGGGTTAAGAAACGAAGGATTTCTCAGTTTGCGAGCAAGATACGCAGTATGCTGAAATCCCTCCTCGTACAATGAAGTAAGAGGAAGTACGACAGCAGAACGTATCCGCACGCGATCTCTTCGAATGTCACTCCATTCGTAAGCCTCCTTAATAAAGTACTCATCATACTCGACTAAGGGGCCGACGCCTGGCGACTGACTGCCGAAGAGAGCTCGGGACCGTTCTCGCACGAGCTTGCAGGCGACCTCAAACTCCTCGCGGAGGTTAAGGCGAATGCCAGCACGTAAAAGACGGTTATGTAGGCGCACGAAATCATGTGGTCTTTTGCAGACATCTTTTTGATAACAGGGAGTAACTTCCTGAGAATCAAAATAATGCCTGCCGCAAGACTCATAAAAACGGCTACCTGCACTGAATGACTTCCGTTCATTGAGTATGAATCCGGCCCATGTTAGAGTTTCTAGCACAGACCGATAGTCATCATCGTGAACGATCATGTCATCACCGTACACTGAGAACACACCAGCAGAGCCGGCTGACGAAATCAAGGCGTAGAAGATAAGCGATTCAAGTTCGAAAGTAAAGGCATTGCCCATGCTCGAGAACTTGGAGAGCGCAAATCTGCGACCCTTAAACTCCGTAAACTGGCATCTAAGCGAATAAAGCGCATCATACCACTCAGGTGGTAAGAGTAGCTTTACGAGCCCGGTGCAAAGCGTATCGCTCGCACTGCTTAAGTCAATAGTTGTCAAACTAAAGTCTTTCGCAAAACGAGCGAGATCCTGGTTGATCGTCTGGTCACCAAGATCGACGCCAAACTGTTTAAGACGCATCCGAATGTAGCGACCAAACCCCTGCTGAACATAGCTGTTCAGCGTGGGCTCAGCCGCAATCGGACGGTGAGTCTTTACAGTCTTTGGAACCATCACCATACGGTTTGCCTCAACAACCTTAAGGGTGTCGAGGGGACCGACGAGCGAGCCTAGGTAGTCGTCTCCGCTAAGGACACGGCATACCCAGGGTATCGCACCGAAGGTGACAGTCGGTCTGCAGGATTTCTCGGCATGCGTGCTACCGCGACGTAAGTCGTACGTAGCACCGTTGCCGAACCGGCACAACTCAGCAATGAGATCAGGCCGCAAAGAGCCGAGGATTTGAGCAATTTTACGCTGTGCTGTCACTATGACAGACGGCGCCACGGAGAATAAACCCGTGGAGCACTCAAGTTCGAGTCTCTTATTAGTTCTGAAACACTGCTTCTCGGATGCCATCCAAGTCGAGAATGCAGCCCATTCAGGATTAATATTCGCTTCAAAACCCTTCCACTTACGCAGAAAGGAGATGTAGGCGTAATCCCGTTTGAACTGATCTACGGAGCTGTACACATTAGGGTCGATTTCGTAGTTAGCATAAGCTAACGCACCGTCGACGCTAATGCTGGGACTAAGCTGCTTACGCAGAACTTCCATCACTGAAAGTTCGATTGCGTCCCCAAGACGCTGCGTTCTCTTCATAGTAAGGGCCTTAGGCTCTTACGAGATGTAGGACAGATTCTCGACCGTTGCGACAATCGTCGCGTCGGCCAAGAGATTCGCCGCCATCTTCCGGATGTCTTTCCGGTTCTGGAGAGATGCACGCTCGGGGAGCACGAACTCGAAGTACGACCGCACCACATACGAGATCGTCGGGGCAGGAGCGATACCGGTCACCGTAGCATTGCTGACGGTTTCCAGAATCGGCTCATGCAAACCGATCTTCACGCGAGAGGTACGGCCTTCGGAGTTCTGCTTGGCAACTGCGACAGAGGGCTTCACGAGTTCGGCAGAAATCTTCCAGTAGCCAATGGCACTGGGCAGACTCTGATCTTCGAACCAGAAAACGCCATTCTTGTCGCGCCCCATCGGCACGAAGGTATGATTCACAGGGGTCGCCTGTGCGTCCGCGAGGACGATGTTGCTGGCCATGCGGCCCTTTCAACGTTGTGACCAAAAGGTCGTTGTTCCCCTAACCGAACCATTCGGAGAGGGGGTGGGAACCAGGCACTGCAGACTTGGGCTTACGCCCGTCTACATTGCGTTGCACGGACCGTTCAAGGCCCCTGTTACGCTTCGCCGGATTCCCTCCGCTTGCCAGTAGGTTGCTCATCAATGAAGCAGCCGAAAGCAGGCGAGACGATCCCAACCGTACATCGATGGAGGGGTAGTACGGGAGGGGATACTGCGTGAGGAGAGTTCTCTGAATATCAAGACCGCTGGCATTGCCATACACGTTCATAGAACCTGTATCGGTGCCATTGGCCCAATGATCAAAGAACTCCACATTGCAGTTCGTTGCTATCAACCTAGTGAGGTAACCCCCACTAAAGTCTCTCATATTGAGCAGGCCGGTTTCGAGATTTCGGAGGTAACCTCCTACATTCACGACCCAGTCAGCTACAAAAGAGAAAGGCAACGTTTCCCAGATCATGCTGTAAGGATTTAACGAACTCCACCTTGACAAATCGAACTCATGCTGGCGCAAGGTCATACCCAACGAGTAGGAGATTTTCATCTCACCACCCGTAACCGGATATTGCCTCGGGCCATCTTTTGTATCGAATGTCAAGTAGGGCGGACGCCATTTATCCACAACACGAACTTTGAACCTCTCTAGCTTATTAATCACCACACGTGTCAGCTCATCTGCAACCCCGAAAAGGTCCTGCGCCAACGGCTTAATGCCGTAGTTGTAGGTTAACCACAAGGAGCTAGCAGCTTTGAGCGGACCGAACTTTCTCACGAAAGTCCGGGTGAAGTCCTCCATATTAGAGACAACTTTCGCCATCTTCGCTGTTTGATGCCACTCAAGGATATCAATCGAGAGATCTAAATCTCCACGAGTCTTATCCGAGAGCTTGTCAAGCAAGCGATTATAGAGAGCGTTAAAGTTGTATAACTCGGAGGGCCAACCCCATCCATTGGATGTGGTGCTAAGATAAGGACCATCACTGAGCACACGACCACCAAAGATATTCGAAGAATCATATGAGAGATGCAAAGCAAGCTCCTGATGATTCAGGGAATACGGGTGAACAGCGTCAGGATTTGACTTATCACGAGGTCCGGTGTAACCACTTCTATTGTTTATGACAATAAAAGAGCTAACCAAGTCACTACGATCTACCGTTAGTTTGCCATTGGCAAACTCCTGGTAGTGATAGAGACCAGGTACTCTAAACGTGCCATTAAGCAACAGAAGTCCTCCATACTGGGGGTTACACACTCGTGAGACTTCTCACGAAGTCCCGTACGGGGGACACAGCATAGCACACTTACCAGGGGGTTAAGAAATAACCGACTGGCAAGCATACAAGCAGTGCCTTGCTACCGGAATAACTCCTCACGGAGACCCGGCCGTACAGAGAAGGTCGTCACTAATCCTTGGTTTTCGTCAAGTCCGAAATCAAAGAAGACAATTCTGCCTTGTGTTCGATCTGTAGATCAGACAGGTGAGATGTTACGTCGGGTTGCCCCAACTTCATCATCTCAGCCTGAAGAGCCTCCAGAAAGAACCGCAGCAAAAACGTCTTCAAGACTTCAGACATGACTAACTCCAAGAAAGAGGGACG